ATCATCAAGTAAGTCTAACATCTTTTGGAACTTCTTAGCATCATCTTCATTTATTTGCCCCGCTCCGCACTACTATTGAGTGATTTTAATTAATTATTATTTTCATAACATACATCATCATCGAACATATGGCAAAAACCATCACCGAAGCTTTGTATATCATAGTGATGAATATATACCAATTGTATTTATTTGTCAATAGGAAGTCTTATCCAACTTTCTTTGAAATCTCGTCCACCTTTTCTTCTATCTTGTCTACTTTAAAATTAATACTAGCTATTAATGATTGATTAGTTAAAACTAGTTGATTGTTTGTTTCCGTAACTTTATCTAACGTTGTATTTATTTTTTGCCACATATTATATATAAAATATCCCATAGCTACACAACAAGCTATAGGAAATCCTAAATTAGTTATTAAATTTATTATTTGTTCCATAATAATTCCTCCTTTCCTATCTAAGTTGAAATTTATCAAGCTAATACATTAATTTCTTTACTAGCTAATACATTTCCACTTGAATCTTTCGCATATAATGTGAAATAGTTATCGGATATATTGTTAATACCATAAACTACGCAAGTACCATTACCATTATCAGAAGTAATATAAGCTATTTCACTACTATCGAAATCATCTATATAGAAAGCACAACTTCTTAATGGATTTATTGTAAATGTAGAACTATTTTCTTGTTTAAAGCTATCTACACCATTTATAGTGTAAGTAACTTGAACTTCTCCAATACTAACATTAACGGTATATTGTACCTTATCTTGATAATTGATAGTAATAGTTGTAGAACCTACCCTTATACCTTCTATAAGTCCATTATTACAAGTTGCGATTGTTTCATCTTTTGAAGTATAAGTTAATATTGGATTTTCTAAAGCCACATCATTTTTCTTAACTATTGGATTTATTTTAATAGTTTCATTCTTATCTAATGTAATAGTATTTGTACTACATTCTATTACATATACATCTCTAGAATCATAACCTTCGCTCTTAAATTTTGCATTAATTATTCTAATGCCTTCCTTAGTATCATCATTACCAACTATCATATAAGCTCTATTTTTATACAATATATACGCATCCTCATATTTATATTGATTTAATGGAATAGTTACATTAATATAAGTGTTTTCTTCAAGAAAATAGTCACTACTTATTAATGTAGATTTATCTTTATCCACAAAACCAAGAACATCATGTCTTTGAACGTATTTATCATCAAGGGCTGTCTTAAAACTCTCGCATTTTCTTATAGTGCCTTTGTAATAAACATCTTGAAATTGTTCTTTAATATCTAAAACCAAATAACTATCATTATTAATAACTATAATCGAACCTTGTTTGAACGGTGTCTTAGCTATTAAAGTATTTAAGTTATAACTATTCTCAACATTATCATTACATTTCTTTATTAAAAAAGTAGCTGATACATTATCTATTGTACCAACTACTCCATGTTTACTTATTTCTAAGTCAATTGCATAATCTAATGGATTATTCATTTTTTCACCTCCTATCTAGTAAAAAATATAGGTCTTATATTACTAGAAATATATTCATCTTTCTCTTGTTTTAACTCTACAATCTTCTTATTAATATTATCTATTCTCATATCTAAATATTTAATCGCTTGGTCTGTAGATATAATGTCTTTAGAATCAATCTTTCTCATGAGGTCAGTATCATTACTTAATGTTTCCAATATTGCAATTACTGTTTCAAGTAATTTAATTTGATTTTCTTCCTTTATATATTCCGAAGTTGCAACCAAATTATTTTCATCTAAAAATAATGAGTATTCATCATCTGTACAATAATCTTTATTGGATAATTCAAGTTTTAATCTTTGTAAATTAGTCATTTGTATATCTCCCTTTCTATTTTTAAGTATATAAAAAAGACTACCTCTTATAAAGTAATCTTTCTAAATTTAAATATATTAATACTCTATTACTGAGCGTAAAATGTATCGTTCTTTTGCAAATCCAGGTGTTATAGCACCTTTGCCCATATTAATATGTTTTTCAGCTAATAGTCCTAAAGCTTCTTCTTCATCTTCAGCTTTAATCATTAAAGTTTCATAAATTCCATTACATAATTTTGTGTCTTCATAATAATATTTTTTCACACTCAAAATCCTTTCTTTTTTAATTTTTATAAATTTAGTCTTGGCAAGCTTTTCTCATTTTGAGTTCGCTTATTTGAGTATCATATTTATCTAAATTATCAATTAAATCCATTAATTCTTCTTTTGTATAGTAAAAATTACAATTTGGATTATCATAACATTGAATAACCTTGTGTATTGTTGTTTCATATTTACCTATTCCAAGTTCTAACTCTTCTATATCCTCCTTAACTAAGGGATATATAGTTTTATAATAATTAATTGTATTTTCAATATAATTCTTTGCCTTTTCAACATCATTATTATTATTTATACTACCATAAAACCTAGTGCCTATTTTTTCACTGTACTTAACTGAATAGTGTCTAAACATCCTACTATATTGATATTCTTTTATTATTTCTTTTACATCATTATAATTATTGTTCATTAGATTTTCCTCCCAATTTAAACACTCTATGACAGTGATAACAATTTGGTATATCAGTATTTTTCAAGCTTTGAATGCTATCTCCATGTGTACTCATTTCTTCGCACTTTGCATAGTATTGATACTTATCTTCATATATCCAAAATTCACAACCTTCATAATAAAAAATCTCAACAAATTTCATTACTTTAGTCCCCTTATATAATTTCTATTAAAGGATTATCCCACAAAAAATAGAACATCCTTTAATTTAGAAATTATCTAGTCTTCCATGTCATTTAATTTTAGTACAATATTATTTACTCCATCTTTAATATCACTTAAATGATTATCATTCCAGCTAGTATTTGTTTGAATACTAGACACTTCTTCTAATATTTTTTCTAATAATTCAATAATTCTATCTTCTTTTTCCATAACACTCGCCCCTTTCATAGATATAATTCTACAGAAAGGAAGATATCCCTTTAAATGGTTAATCTTTTTCGTATCATTATTTCTAATTTTGAGTATATTAAAAGGACTACTTATAACGTAATCCTTCGAACATTATTATTTTATTTTATCTAATAATATTTTCTTCTTCTCTAGAAACTCTTCTTCTGTCAAAATACCTTTATCCTTCAAATTCGCTAATTGTTCAAGGTCTTTGTAAACATTGTTTTCTTTAGGTTCATTTGATTCTATAATATTGTCTTTTTCAACAACTCCAATATTTTTACTTTTAAAATTCTCATATGATTCTATCAATTGCATGAAATCGTCGTGTTGAATAGAATTATATACTAGAAATACATCTTTATATTCTTTTGTCCTTTTTGTTTTGATAATAACATATTCATTATTTATTTCATATTCGTTCTTTTTCATACCAAGCGCTAATACTCCAAATACCAAAAGTTTACCTAAACTTACTTGTTCTTTTACATATCGCTCATCTTTTATTTCAATACTTAGTACATCCTCAAACGGTATGAAATATTCCTCTTTTTCTTTAAAACCCCAATAAAAAGATACAGCTTCTTCAAATATATTCATGCATACATTCGGCATTTCTGTACTTAAATCTCTAATACCACCTTTATATTCAACTGGAATAATTTTGTAATGAACTCTATGATACCCCTTATCTTTTAAGTATTGTTCTGTTTGGTCTTTTAATATTTTTTCTAGTTGTTTATCTGATTCTTCCATCCAATTCTTAAATATACCAAATAACCCCATTTCAATTCCCCCATATATTATAATAATTGGATTGTACCATAATATTACTATAATCTCAATTTATTCTGTGGGTAGTTTTTTACTCTGTAAGGCAATTTTTTCTGCAAATGGGGTAATTGCATTATTTTATCTAATCATAAATACACAATATAAATCACGAATAAATCCCTTAACGTATGATAATACACTATTATGGTACGTTAAGACACCTTAAAAGAAAAATTTTAATGCCATTTATAAGGCTCAAAACGTATCATAATGCAATAAATTACTAGATATACAGCTTAATTTGATGAATGTATAGGCATTTCAAGGCTTTTTGCCTATATATTAACAGAAACTACAAACAGAGATGATTCTTCTTTATTTGAAGATTCTCCTAGATGTGCCGTTGACGGCATATTTGAAAATTCGGTTCTTTTAACGTTGAAACATTTGAAAATCTCGGTCATTTAAATTACATTTTAGTTGATTAAAGTGTGTGGATAATTAGACTATTACTACCAACCCCAACCTAACAATATTACCTCACCTAAATCGCCAAGCGATTGGAGATTCTCAACAAACTCTCCTCTTCACCATTCCTAACGAAAACCTCTCTCATCCTTGGTCACAAACAGTCCCATCAATCATATCAAACCTCAATCCCCTATTTCCTTTTGTTATTCCTCACTATCAGTCACATCTTCAACCACATCATGCTCACTAATATTCTCAACCTTTTTTAACCTCTCTAACTCCATCATCACATCTTCTGTCAATGGACTTTTCTCAATGATAGTTTGTAAGCTTATTGCATCCATATCAAATTGTTTCTTTAAGTTATCAAGTAATTCACTAGCATTTTGAGGTCTTGAATAATTAAATGTAACATTAACATAATCACCTTTAGTTTCTTCACCTATCAACTTTCTTATAATATTAAATCTTTCATTGAATCCTCTTCTTAATACTTTCTCATTTAACATTGCAAGTACATCTGCTAAACTGTATAACATCTTCAAACTAACTTCACTAACATTAGCTATATTGCCACTTCCACCTAGAATACTAGGCATATAACCAATAACATTCAATTCATTTTGTAATGTATCTAAGTAATACTTAATAGTTGAATAATCCATAGTAGCTGATACATATTTCATATCGCTGCCATTTTCTAAAGCTACGTTAAAGCCAACACTATCATTACTAACCGTTCCTTCGATAGCTTGTCCTGTTGTTAATAATAAAGGATTTAAAGATAATGTATAAATTGAATCACCCATCTTACTTAATAAGTCCTCAATTTCATCTAGTACGGGAATTATATTTTCCAATAAACCTTCACCATATCTATTATCCCAATCATTCAATCCCTTGTAGTGAATAGGTAAACCACTAACATTCTTATATTCTCCTGTCATAGTAATGTTATTACCATTATCATTCCATTCTTGAACTTTATCATCATAATATACATTCCAATAGTTTTTGTTATCCGTATTACTCCAATGCTCTATAAATGCAATGTATTCACCTTTATCATTATAAACAGGATAAGAACATGAATTATCTATAACTTTTGATGTAATTCTATCCCCATCTTTATAAATATATTCATATGAATCCCCAAACTTACAAAGCTTGTCTAATAACTCGAAATCTACATCATTATAACCTCCATAGTTATAAACCTCTTGTAATTCTTTAACCAAACTTTCACTTCCTGTTAACGAAACAGAATTACCAAGTAAATAAGTTGAATGGAAATTTAAAATGGTTTTTGCATTTTGCAATATTAATTTCTTCACCTTAAATTCCTTATCTTTAAACTTTGTATCTTGTCTACTTAATACTTTATGAGTTCCATGCAAATATGATTTTAAACCTCTCACTTTTGCAATTCTAGTTGCATTATGAGTTTTATTGACTTCCTCAGTAAACCAAAATATTTCATTATTATATGAGCTTTTAATATATTCTTCTATTTTTATCATTAGTAAATCTCTCCTTTTTATCTTTTGTTTCTAATCCCATTTATAATATTTGCCACTCTTTAAGCCACTTAAAGCTAATGCAAGAGCCATAACTAAATCATCATGAAATCCAGACATGGCACCCATAGAACCATTATCTTTTACTTCAAACACTTTCATTTCTTCCAATATTTCTTGAGAGTGTAATAATATTTGACCCTTTTCAAACATCTCAACTAAATCATTAATGATAATTCCCTTAGTCTTAGAATTAGTATCAAAACCAATAGTCCATCTAACCTTCATAAATTCATCATAGGATTTGTATTTTGACATATTCATGTATCTGTGAGTGTATCTTAATCTTTCAATAACACTATGTCCCCCACTAGCTTTCTCAATAACAAGATAAGCTTTGTTGTAGTAATGACCTAATTCATTAATGAACTCTGCAAAGGCATAAGGTTTAATCTTATTATCCTTAAACATAGCTACTTCTTCTCCATCTTTGTTCAAAACAATACACGTACTTGAATCTCTCCCGATACCTTCGGAACTGTCAACACCAATATAATATTTTTCCCCAACTTTAGGTTTTTGGTACATAAAAAAAGACCTACCATAGTATTGTTTTAAAATACTTGATAAATCCTCAACCTCTGATTTCCTTATGAATTTTTCTTTTTCTAATTGTAATACACTTAAAACCTTAGTAATTCTTTCATTATCAAACACACTATTACCACTTGTTATAAATGCCATACTATCTGTTAATGGAAATTCTTGATTAAATTGGTCTATACTAGAGTTTTGAATCTTAAGCCTTCTCCAACATATGATATCTAAAGTCATTCCTTCAACTTTTAATAATTCCTTCTCTTCTTCTGTCAAGTCCTTTTCACTAAACTCATGACTATTAATATTATTAAATATCTTCTTGAATTTCTCATATTCATCTAAGAACATACATGATGTATCAATATAATTATAAAAGAATCCTTTATATGAGTTTTCATTATTTTTAGATTTGTTATATAAGATATTGTAATGATTCAACCCATTAGCCGTACTTTCAATTATCAAATGACCATTAGCTTGAATAGCTTGTTCTATAGCCAATAATTGTTTTGTAGCTACATCAGAATTAACAAATGCAAATTCTGATATATGGCATAATTTTAAGGTGTTTCCTCTACTTTTATCTGTATGTCCCATTGTAGAGCATGAGATAATACTTCCATTTTGCAATTGTAATTCAGCTCTATTATTTCTCAATAATTTAGGTTTAATACTACTTGGCAAACTATTGTAAATAGCCTTCAACTTATTAAATATGGCTCTTGTAGATTCATCATTATGCGATAACATCATGCACGTACTGTTAGGAATAGTTACTGCATAGTAAATGGCTAATCCACAAATTGCAACACTCATTCCTCCTTGCCTAGCCTTTAGAATTATATTGTAACTATCTAAATTTTTTATAAAATCTTTTTGCATTGGATTTAGTATAAATGGTACTAGCTTACCATTTTTATCAGTAATCTTTAGAAAGTTTTGAATGAATAATACAGGATTGTTCCAAACTTTTAAAAACATTTCATCTTTTGTATTTGCCATTTTTATTCCTCCAAGTTTAACCCCTCTATTAAATTATCTAATTCATCCTTTTTATTCTTAAAGAAATCTGATTCACTAAATTTAACAATCCAATTTGCACTATTTACATCACCTTTTAATGCATTTTCTAACATTGCATTATATATTTGTACCAAGTTAAAATCCTTATTTAACTTAGTTATTTCTATCATGGCTCTTTGAACATCTTCTCTTTCTAAATACGTCTTAATCGCCCATTCGCTTGTTTGAGAAATTCCTAGAGTTGTCTGAACACTCTTCCATTCCTCAGGCTTTTTCCCATTTAGATACCACTTAATAAAAGACCAAAGTTTCTTATTTTCTAATATATCTTGTATATTATCTTGCAAATTTACCACTTTTCTACTCATAAAAATTCCTCCTATCTTTTGCATATAAAATTATAAATTTTTATATAATCTTCTTTACTTGTAAAACTAAATAAAAACATTATTAACATCACTACATATATCATTTAAATCATTCCTTTCTAATTTTCTACATAAAAAAAGTGATGATATATAACCACCACTAATTCGCAACTTTTCGCTTTTCTTTTTGTCTATCTCTTTCCTTATCTCTTTTAGCTTGTTCTTTACATTCATCGTGATATTTAGTCCTATTGTCTTTTACTTGCATAAGTTCACCACAATATTCGCACTTCTTCAACTTTATTGACTTGTCACCAAGATAGCTTAGTAATTGCAATCCAAGTAATTCAAAATCCTTTACAACCATTACCGTTTCTTCTGAATCATCTCCTACGAATATAACCGTTGGACTATCATATACATAATCCTTATCTATCCTTAGTAGTCCCAGCTCTATAAGCTTGTCTATTTGTTCTCTTTGTTTAGTTTTACCAGTATATCCAACATTACTATCCAAGAATAATTGGTTTATCCTCTTATGATATACAAAATAGCCACCATAATATATATTCAATACCTTTGCATATACTAAGAAACCAAAGGCTAGTTTTTGAAGATTCTTTGTCGGAAGATTCTTAATTACTTCCATTTCAGACTTCTTTATTTCTACATTATCTATATTCACATATGGCTTTAACACCATCTTACTTTGATGAATAAGATTTCTTATTGAAGTAAATCCCTCATTATCATATTCATAATATGGAAATAGCGTATGCCATTTTCTGATAATACGTTCAACTCTACTTTCGCTATATCCTCTTAATAAGAAATATCTTGCAATTCTTCTAATAGCTGATTTTGGCTTATCATAAAGTTTCCCATTTACCCTTCCAGTATCTATTAATTCCATAGTCAATTTCTTTTCATCTAATATCCATTTATCCATTTTAATTTCTCCTCGCTTATCTTTAGTTTATTTTTTTAGAATCTCCTTACGAAACCTACAAACTCCAACACTCCAACAAGCTTTGTGTGAACTTGTTCATGCAATCAAAGATTATTTTACTCTTATTAGAATAGGTTCTACTTTTAATTGGGTTTCTTTGACCCCCTCAGTTGAGAGGACTAAATCCCAAAATTCAAACTTTAGACCCCCTCTACAAAGTGGTCTAAATTAGCCATTGGTATTACTAGTTTTAAACGTGTATGACACTACAACCTCTTTCTTGTAAAAGATGGCTATATTGTTTTACACAAAGTTTGATTTCTTGTTTAATATCTTCTTCATTAGCTTGTAAATCATTAATAACATATATATTAGAAAAGTCTTTCCATAATTCACTGTCTTTCTCTTTATATACATATTTACCTCTATAAACTGTTATCATTTCTAATTCAACTAACTTGTCTACATATTCAATAGCTTGTTTACGTTTTATACCAGTATATTTTTCAATAAACTCATACGATTGAAATGTCGCTTCTGCCTTTGCATTATGAAATCTATCTAAATAGGTATCATCATTTGTTAGTTTCCTTTTATATACTCTAGCTTTTAGATATAGGTAGAATTTTAACATTCCCATCTTAGTTCTTAAATCACATTCTAAATCCATTATCTTATCAATCTCACATTGAGCCAACTCAAAGAAATTATCCTTTGTTTCCTCTTTCAATTTACGTACATCAATTTTTAATAAGGTTGTGGATTTAATAGAAGTTTCAGTTCCTCCAAAATTTATATATCCCATTTCTCTTAGTTTTAGTAATATTATTTTTATGGCTTTTCTATTGTCTTTATCCAATTTATATCCAATATCCTCTAATAAACTATCTATAGTTCTATAACATTTGAATCTAAAGTCGCTACCTAGATATAGTTCATGCAATATCAATATCACTTTGTTATCATCAATCACATTTAATATAGTTCCTTTTTTTGTATATTCTATTTCATATTCTCTTTCTTCATCTTCATTTTTCATGTAAAATAATTTGTTTGGTATTCTACTATAATTATCTTCATATTGTTTTCTCATTCGTTTGCACCATTTATCCTTTTCCCTAGTTTGTCTTAAAGCTATTAGAAATTTCTTCTAATACCTTGTTTATTTCTTCTGTGTTTTTAAACCAAAAGATTAGTTTAGTAGTATCCTTTATATTAGTTTCTACACCTAAACATACAAACCCTAACTCCATTAACTTATCTGCATCTATATAACTTTTAACAATTTTTCTTTCGTATCTCATTTTAATTCCTCCATTTTTTCTTCTTCAGTATTTTTGTAAATTATATTATTAGATTTTTGTTGACAGTTTGACTCATATCATGTTATCCTATAAGAGAGAATAACATAATTTAAAAAATTATCCTGCATCTTCCATTATATCATTTCTGAGAAGCCTTGTCTATATTTCAATTGTAAACATTTTGTAAACAATTTTTTAATCCACATCATAGCTTACAACTCCTAGTTTTTTGTATGTTAATGCAAAATTAATTAGTCTATTCTTTACATTTAGAATGTTTTTATCATATCTATTATTCTTTCCATCAAAACTTATATATTTACTCATATACGTTTTTAATTCCTTAAATTGTAAATCTGATAAACTAAATGAAGTTTTAAATATATTCATAAATATCAATTCTAACCCTAATAAATCTATATTAGTTTCTAAACATCCTTCTTCATTAATCCATATCTTACCGTATTTTAGATTTAATTTATTTTCTATTCCTACGATATAATCTAAATTCTCTTCTATGAAATCAGCTAAAAATTCATATCCTAAAATAGCTAAATTCCTTCTCCCAGTCTTTCTAAATTCTGATTTAATAAATGGCTCATATGTCGAATCTATTGCACATAAAATGCCTAATTGTTCTTTGTTCCATTTAGATATATCAAAATCATAATAACTCAACATAGTTATAAAACTACTTACTACAAATTTATCTATATAGTTACTAGAAGATATATTCATAATAGAGTTCATATTCGCACCATTAGGGTTAACCCTATCTTCTTTTGATACTTTAACAACATGGTTATCCCAAATCTTTATATTGTTTTCTAAAGCTATATCTAAGCCTATAATATTATCCCAATCAATATCTCTTGTTCCATATAACATTTGTTCCCCATAATCATTTCCATTTATTCTCTTAAAATTTACATCTAAAAAATAATTTATTTCTCTTCCAAATAATTCTTTTTGTACAATGTAACACATGAATGAATCTATATCATCTGATAGTAGTAGAGAATAATTTGTTTTGGTGTCCTTACACCATTTCGGAAATTGTTCTTTTATTTGTTGTATCATAATTGACTAATTAATCTTAGTATCTTTTTCGTTAATAATAATAGTCTGTTCTTTCTTCACAATAATGCATAAGAAAGATAGTAAATTAATTAAAATTCACCTACCTTTCTATTCTTGTTCTTCAATTTTTTCTTTTCGAGTTTTAATTAAATCTTCTAAGACTTCTTTCATTCTTCCATTTTTCTTAGCTTCACCAATTTTAACTGTAACCTTGTAAATCTCCTCTAACTTTTCATCACTGACTAAGTTTTTGTTGTTCTCTACTTGAGTGATGTACTGCTTGGCACAACCAAGAGCTTCTCCAACTTCTTTTTGAGTTAAGTTATAAATGGCTCTAGTATATCTTATACGTTCTCTCATTGTCATAATTATCATTCCTTTCTTTTTTTATTTGTGTTTACTTAGGTAATAGTAAAAAAGACAGAGCATTTAACTCTGTCTTTTAAAACTAAGCTATTGTTTTTCTTACAATAACTACTCCATCTTTTTGAATTAATCCACACGCAAATATCATGTCAGCATATATATCTGTTGATTTAGTACTTGCATCTCTATCAAGTTCGATTAATACGTTTCTCTTAGGCATAATACCTAATGAGCCTTTCTTGATAATGTAAGTCTTACACTCAGCTTTAACAGTATCGTATGTGTTAGAATCTGCAACTATTACAGGTATTGAACCTCTAAAGTATCCAATCACACCATTCTCAATTTTACCGTTTCCATTTATTCCGTTGTAAGTCTTTGTTGCATCTACAAATCCTTGCATTGAATAGAATGATGGCACTAATAGGGAATTTATAACTATTCCAGCGAACTCATCATTATCTTGGTCATCTCCGAAATTTTGAAAAGCTAAGTTTAAATCATTTTCACTTAACTCTTTTGGCATATCGGCAGCTGATTTTAATATTGCATTTGCATCAATATCTTTGACCATTTCATTGTCTAAAGCTTTTGCAAAAATTCTAGCTTGTTGTAAACTTGCATTTTCCAGAAAGTTACCTAATGCAGTCAAGTCGTCTACGTCATAAACTTTTACACCTTTACCATATTGCATTATTTTCTTTCCTGTAGATGTTTGAGATAATTCTTCTAAAGTAATCTTATCACCTTTTGCCATTAATTCTGCATCAGACAAAGCTTTGAACATTGGAAATGTTACTGTGTCGCCAACTGAACCTGTTAACTCTCCTAAAGTTACTGCCATATTAGCTATTTTTACTTTACCTTTAACTTTTTCAGTTACTAGAGCTGAATAAACGTCAGGTACTATAATTGTATTTGCCATTTAATATTCCTTCTTTCTTCTTTTGTTTTTTTTGCATATAAAAAAGCCTACCAACAATGTTAGTAAGCTATATATGAATCTATTTACTTAAAATGTCATATAATTCTTTGTCAGAGTTATATAAGTTTAATCTCTCACCATAACTCATATTGTTAAAATCGCTTTTAGTGATTCCACCATTAGCGCTTGTATGATTACTTGGTTTATAGCTATTAGAGTTATCTCCCATTATTAAATTAAATATCTCGTCTAATTGAGTATCTTCATTAACATTTAAATATTTTGCCAACTCTCCATTTAAACCTTTTTCGCTTAATTGTTTAGATAATCCATTTAATTGTTCTTGTTTTTCAAGAGCCTTTTCTTTTTCTTCTATAGCCTTTAATCTTTCTTCTAAAGCTATTTCTTGTTCTGTCTTTTCAATTGGTAATTTCTCTTTTAATTCTTTAATTTCTTTATTGTACTTAGTTCTAATTTTATCCCCTTCGCTTTGTAAAATAGCTTGTACACTTTCTAATTGTTCTGTAGATAAATTTAATTCTGTTAATTCCATATGTGTATCTTCCTTTCATATAGTTTGTAGTCATTCAGCCCTCTCGTAAGAGTTCCTAGAACCACACCCTAGTATTTGTTTATTGAGAAATTGCCCCTCGTCAGAAAAGGGCAGAGAGTTTAAATTATGAATAATGAATTTCATGTAATAAATTTTAGCCTATTACTATGTAAGTGAGTTCTTTATTGTCTAACTCTAAGACTTAATTGCCACAATGAGGTATTGTACCTTTGCAAAAGCTAACTTTTCTTAATTATTGAATAGCACATTATTTGATATTAATATCATAACTTTATTTAATGCTA